TAATGCAAATCCTTGTCCCATATTTTTAAATTTTAATATTAATCACCTAAAACCGTAAATGGTCTGCTTCCATAACATGTACTTCCGCATCCTGAAGCCTTATCCGCCCAAAGAGGATAAAGAATATAATTCCTGTTCAGATATGTCATAATCTCACATTTTATTGCATCTGCTGTCAACCGGGATTCTGTTTCAAGCCGCTGCATCATCTTATCAGTTATCGGTTTTGAAAAATCACTATCTTTTACCACAATCCCTGCAGCAGTATAATTAAAAGATGTGCGGTTTGTGAAACGTGCAAATGCATAATAAGCAATACAATTACGAAGTCCCTGGAAAAAATAAGTCTTTGAATTATATATATAAGTTCCTCCATCCAATAAAGCCTGATTTGCTGCTGATATAGTTGTTGGAAGTGTCGAAGCTTGACCAATAATCTCTAAAAGTAAGGCATCGGTAAGCCACGGCTTTACATCTAAAAGCTGAGCTTCACTGCAAAACTGTACCCAACTCGTTGAATTTTTTACAGAATCGCAGATATATTTCAGCGATTGAATATCAGGTAATGTTGCTAATGAAATCATTATGCTATTCTTAGTTTATTACGTGATCCTCTTTTCTTTCCTAATTGTCTTTTACTTTGCGCTTCTCTCTGCTTAGGAGTATTTTTATATCCTTTATTAGCTTTGCTTATTTTCATTCTTGTTTCTTCTGATACAATACGTCCCATTCGAGATTTACTCATTTTCTTTTTTGTTTCTTCTGAAAGGTGATTGCCTTTTATTCCTTTATTCCAAGCAATAAATTTTCCTTTTCTTGATTCAGCATTATTTCTATTCCATTCTTCAGAATGTTTAAAAGAGTGTTTTCCTTTATTAAATTCACTTATTTTTCCCCTTGTTTCATCAGATGCTTTTTGTCCTAATCTACTATATGCAAATTGGCAATTATTAAAATATGGTTTATAACTATCTAAAAAATACTGTTCGATATTTAATAGATCCTCTTTGTTACATCCTAATAAAATTATGAATTGCAAATCAGCTTCTCCGTATTTATTGAAATGTCTTTGTAGTTTTTTAGAATAATGTATATTTCTTCTCAAATGAGATAAGTGCATAATCCACCTTTTACCAATATTAACGGCAGAACCAATATAAATCCTCTCAGGTTTTATTTTACTCTCGATCTTATATATTCCACTAATTTTCATATTATAAAGATAATCAATATTTAAACTTTCGGAATTGTTTCAGCAGTAATATATTGAAGTGGTTTAATCGTAAAATCTATGAATTTAGTCATATAGAATTCCAGAAGTTTCTGAAAAGCCTCAGATAAGATCCTGCGCTCATTGCCTGTGACGGAATTCATGAATTGATAATCGTTCTGGATTAGTTCCGAACCGAAACCAGTACCGACATCAATTCCTCTTAAAACCGGTGGAATGATAAACATACCTCCGATATTTTCCTTAACAGTTTTTTCTGTCACCTCATATTGCCGGTCATAATTTTTTGGCGTGAAGTCAATAAATTCCGGCTTTTCTTCATCGGCATCAACATCAACAACCCATATCTTTGCGGTTTTTTCATCACCCTGCATACTGGAAATCATCTTTGCACTTTCGGTTTGCGCCTGGTTATATGGATCATTGGGATCAAGAGACCCATCGGGCATCGTATGAGGCTTTTTACCTTTACGCACTAAGATTCCGGCAGGAAGAAAATTGAATTTGGCATTGCGATATTTTACCGTAGAGCAACTTTCCTCAGTGAGCATATCAGTTACAACGGGATCATAAGGACAAAGCGGATATTCAAAATCACCGTCAACAGTAAAATATAATACCTGGCCGAGATATTTTTCCGGTCCACCTTCGTCAATCATCTGCTGCTGGGCTTTCCGTGGATCATATTTATTGATAAATTTGACATCTTGTATTCGAAAAGGTTTTCCTGTCAATCCCGTCCAATCGGGATAAATAGCTATCTTTCCCGTATATTCGCCGTTGGATTTTATTTCAAGCCGGCAATGTTCGAATGGGACATTATAATATTCGTAAGGCAATCCCATTCCGTTATATTTGACAAGACAGGCAAAGCCATTGAAGTTTTTCAGATCTTTGGCGAATTTATTTAATAGGGAATTTGCGTTTTCGTTATTTGAATTCAGGATTGTTTCAGCAAGAATCTGATCGCTAAATCCTGCACCTTCGACAAATTTGACATAAATATCCATACACGTTTTACCCGTGCCGGAACTATTTATGATCTCCAATACTTTCTGAGGATAATCGTTATTTGTGCCATATCCCTTGATTCTTTTAGAAGTAATGTAAATGTTCCGCTCAACTCTTGGTGCCGTTTTTGTAGCGGAGACCTTCATTATTTCCTGGTATTAGGTTTTTTGCTACCCTTCTTTTTCAGTTCCTGTGATTTTTTTTCAGGTTCGGCCTGAATGCCTGCTGTATTAAGTAATGTATCGACTATATCCGATTCGATAGTTTTTGCAGGCTGGATGATATGTATTTCAGGAGGAGGAATAAAAGCAGGTTGCGGTGAAGGAACCCTGGCAAAGAGGATTGATTTTTCAGGATGCCTGCCCAGATGCCATTCCGCCAATTCATCGGTAAGCGTGTCATTAGTACATGCCTTTTCAGGATAACCTAATTCCTGAAGGAGAACGCCTCTTTTTAATTCATAGTTTCTTGCTGCCATATTTGTAACATTTAATTGTTTAAAAGATTTCACAATTTCTAACATAGCTTCGATATAACAAGTCGAGCAGAAACCCTGCATCTCTTTTCCGAATAGTTCCCTGTATGCTGCTCTTATTTTTTTCTTTCTTGCAAATGTACGTTCTTTTTTGGAATTGAGATATTCCGTTGAAAAAGAAAGCACATCATTAATCATGAAAAAGAGTGCGGATTTTAACCCGCACTTTAATTAATCTTCACAGCATGGAGCAAGCATCGAAGCCAAAGCTGCACGTGTAGCGGCGATAGTCCCGCCGACAAAATATGAAAGCGGCATATATGACTCTTTCAGTTTATCAGAACAACCGGCTGTCAACAGCCATCCTCCAAGAAGCTCATCGGAATTTGCATCACGTTCAGCGGCATTAAGCTCAAGCCCGAAATCATATCCAAGAATCTCAAATACCGTTCTGCCATTACCGAGAACAGCATCAGGCTTATTGTAATTATTTTCAATGATCACAATAAACCGGCTATCTTTGGCATTTTCTATCCATAATTTTGTTTCAGGTGTATTATCAAAAATACGGAATACAAAACCATGATCCCATACTTTTTGATAAGTCTTTTTCACCATCGCCGTCTTATGTTCATGGGAGAAATTATAACCCGTAACACAATAGGCATAACATGGAGGCGAAGCGGTTTTCAAAACAAGTTGCGTGCAAAGCAGAGCATTATTGGGATCAAAAGTGCTCAAGTCTTTATCAACACAATCATAATTTATAAAGTAGGCTATATCCTTAATACCCGGAACAAGGTTCTCACAGTTCTTAAGAATACAATCTACTATCTGATTACATCCTATTGTCATGGTCGTAATGTTTTATCTTCCAACCATAAGGAGGCGATCATCAATGATTTTGGCATCGAAAGCATCAACAGCCTCAATCCTGTTGATTCGACTTCTTTGATCATAGAAGGAATTAATATTTTCAAAGAGCGAAGTACAAACCATCCCTATATTAAGATTTGAAATGGTCGTATAAACAACACGGTGCGGATCATTCCAGCGGATGCCATTATTTTCATAAGCCCTGATCCACTGATCCCACAGACAGATAGACACAATTCTTATCCCGTCCCATGTGGCAAATTCAAGACCATTGATCGAAAGTTTATAGTCCTGAAATGCCGTTCCGAGTGCCTGGAGCTGACGGCGAAGCCTGTCCATTATTGATTTTGTGACGAGAAGTATGCGATCAGGCTGATTGGTCAGTTCGCATGGTGCATTATCAATCAGTGCATTGACAGCATTATAGGTAAGTAGTGGAGTTGCAACGGTTCCCTGTAATGCATAATTTGCTTGGTTATTTCCCGGCATAGCATTAAGCTGTAGCGGATTAGCTGCATAGATGACAGCAAATTGCTGCCAGAAGCCATTGATGACATTGAAAAATGCAGGATCTGTTCCGGGAGTAAGAACGCCGACCGGCCATATAGCTGCGGCCTGATCGCCGAACCATGCATGACGGAACACCATCTTGGCTATATCTTTTTCAAGGATATTCTCGATGAATGTGAAAATTTCAGTCTTTGTAAGATCATAAAGTTCGACACCGCATTTAACGGCAAGTTTCATGAGCGTATCAGCCAGTTCAGTAACGCACATGTCGATTATCACCTCAAGATAACGAGGTTCCCATGTCTTTTCGATAGCCACATTTTCGTAACACTGAGGCACGGGATCGCAACCTTGGGCTGCTTTTCCTATCAGTCCGAAGGTTCCAGGTATGATACCAATTCGTTTGTCATTCTTTATTCCCGTTACCAGAGTATGAAAATCTGATAATTCGGGAGCTTCGAGGACGGCAGTTACAACAAGTTCATTCAGCGACCTGAGTTCATCAGGTGTGAAATGAAGATTGTCAAGATTTAGTGTGTGTCCACACACAGGAGATGCTTGTGACATAATTATTTTTCTTTAGGATTTAATTTTTCTTTGAGTTCCCTCACACGATTCATGTTAATTTCACCAACCTTATCGGCTATACTGAATTTAGTACGACCTTCCGGCTTCCATGAATTTTTCATATCTGTCAACTCAGTAATGAGTCCTTTTGCTTCAGTCTCTTTTGCTTTAAAAGCAGCTTCAGCAGCGACAAGATCGGGTTTTTCCTTTTCAGCTTTGGCAATCTTACCTTCAAGTTCGGCAATCTTTGCTTCATGCTGAGTTATCTTTTCTTTTGCCAGATCAAGTTCAGATTTTGCAGCAACCGGTTCTTTGACCTCGGTGATAACTCCACCGGTAATAACGATGGTTTTCCCATCGGTCATGACAAAAGTACCATCAGGCGATGCTTTGTCACCAACAGCAGGAGAACCAGTCTCCTTCTCGAGCTTGAATTCTTTCCCGTCCTTATCTTTTAAAGTCTGATCTTTGGATGGGAGCCGGGTGAAATTGGCTATCTTTGATATGATAGTATCAAGTTTCTGCCCGAATGTTTTTACATCTTCATTTGTCATAATATTATTTTTTGGGTTTATATAAGCATAAGCTTTTACGGGTTCAATAATTTTAGTTGCAAAACCGAGAGTGAGCATATCCTCGGCGGAAAGTTTAGTATCCTCTTTCATATATTCAGCAAGTTTTGCCTTATCGGTTCCGGTTTTTTCGGCATAGAAATTAAGGATTTTTTCTTCCTCCTGCTGAAGTGATTCGGCAATTTTCAGAAGATCATCCGATTCATATTGATCAGCCAATGTATAAGGAGGGATGAAAGGATTATGAATGAGACCATCTGCATTTTTCATCATCTCACGTTCGGTCCCGGCCAGAAAAACTATTGTAGCTATTGAGAAAACTTTACCTTCGCCGATTGTTTTAATTATCTTCCCTGAATTTGTCAGAAGATCATAAATAGCCCATCCTTCCTGAACGTCACCGCCACGTGAATTAATTTTTACTATAAGATTTTTTGCCTCTTTATGCTGTTCAAGAAATTCTGAAATAGATTTTGAAGATATTAAACCATCTCCATCAAATTGAGATTCACCGATATCGCCATAAATTTTAAGGATTGCACTATCTTCTGATTCAGATGCTGGCTCAAATGAGATATAATTAACATCATGATCTTTGAGCCATGTTTTTGCTTCGGCAACCGTGAATTTATCTTTTTTGAAACGGTAAGTCTGAGCAATCATTTCATCACCGCCAGATTTCAATTTACCAATAATAATATCCACGCCGGAATCAATATTTTTCCTTCGGAAAGTATCTTCCCTGAAATCTCCTGGATCACGGACACGGGCGCTATGTTCGTTTGGTAAAGGCATCTACCACCACCAGTTATCTACATGAAGAAAAAGATTTGCAGCAAGATGCGCATCAACAGTATTCGTCTGCAAATCGACAAATCCGTTTATAATACCATAAAAAGTTAGCATATACTAAAATTTAATGGTACAAATTTAACAGATATAAATATATATTAGGATTATTTTGCTGAAGCAAATTATTCAGTGGATTTAGGGCAATAAAAAAGCCCTTCCGAATGGAGAGGCTGAAAAGTAAATTGTGAAAATTATTATACAGGAATTGGAAATTTATCTAATTCACGGCTAAATCGTAAAACAGAAATTGAAATATCTTTTCTAAAATAATTCCAAGTCTTATAAATTATTCCCAGTTTTTGAACTGAAGTCAATTTAAATTTTAAATTTGTTTTTGAAAAGATTAATTTATCTCTTAATAATTTTATCGGGTCTTTAATTCCTAATTCTGTTCCACTACATAAAGAT